AGCATGCAGAAGACGGCGAGCGGAGTCTTTACGTGAAGGACCTCGTCCTTGCGCACAAACGGCAATGGGGATGGCGATTCGTCGATGAATTCTGCTGGCGAAAGACCGACAACGGCGTGCCGGGTGGCTGGAACAACCGGTTCAAAAACGCCTGGGAGCCAGTCTTTCACTTCGCTCGCCGGCCGGAGATCAAATTCCGGCCGCAGGCAGTCGGCCACGTTTCCGAGGACTGCTTCGATTACTCGCCGAACAATCCCAAATCGACTTCCGGCAGCGGTCTGCTGGGCACGGGTGCGCGTGGCTCGGCGGCGGGACAGCCAGGTGCGAGTGATGATGATGGCCGTTTCGCCGGCATTGCGCGCCCCTCGAACGTGATCGAGGCCAAAACGGAGTCCTCGCAGGGATCGCATTCCGCCCCGTTTCCTCGGGCACTGGTGGAATTCTTTATCAAAGCGTTCACCGATGCCGGAGACGTGGTGTTCGACCCCTTCCTGGGAAGTGGGACCACGATGGCTGCTGCAGAAGTGTTGGGGCGGACCGGATTCGGTTGCGAAATCAGCCCGTCCTACTGCGACGTGATCCTGCGCCGGGTAGCGAATCTCACCGGGGAGGTTCCGGTCTTGCTCGCCAGTGGCCAGGAGATCGCCGCAGTCGCCGCGGACCGCGGCGTACCGCTTGATCAGGTAGAAAACCCGCGTGCGCGCGACGCCCGCCGCATCCAGCACCACGGGCCGGCGCCGTTTTACGGGAGCCGCCGCAAGGCTTCATGAGCTTATGAAACTGCTACTCGCCGTTCTTAAGCTGTTGACGTTGGCCGTCGTCGCCGTCCGGGCGATTCAGTAGCCCGTTCCGAAAGAGGCTGTCGCTTGCCCAAAGCCATAACCGAACTCCAGGTGCAGCAGTGGTCAGTTGAGAAACTGCTGCCCTACGCACGGAACGCTCGCACCCACACCGACGAGCAAGTGGCGCAGGTGGCGGCCAGCATCATCGAATTCGGGTGGACCAACCCGATTCTGATCGGGCCCGACGGGGTGATCATCGCAGGCCACGCGCGCCTGGCTGCGGCCAGGAAGCTCAAAATGACCGAAGTTCCGGTCATCGTGCTGGATCACCTGACACCGACGCAGCGGCGGGCCCTGGTGCTCGCGGATAACCGCTTGGCGCTCAGCGCTGGTTGGGACGAGGAGATGCTGCGGGTCGAGTTGGAATCGCTCCAGGAAGAAGGGTTCGACCTCGATATCGTCGGTTTCACCGAGGATGAAATCGAGGAATTGCTGCGCGAACCGGACGAGGCACGCGAAGGCCTCACCGACGATGATGCCGTTCCCGAAGAACCGGAGCGCGCCGTCACGATGCCCGGGGATGTGTGGGTTCTTGGCGAGCATCGGCTTCTGTGCGGCGACGCGACGCAGATGGGTGATTTGGAGAAGGTGCTGGCCGGCGGCCTGGCCGACATGGTCTTCACCGATCCGCCCTACAACGTCGATTACCAAGGCAAGACCGCCAAGAAGTTGAAGATCGGCAACGACTCTCTGGGCGGCCATTTCTACGATTTCCTTCGCGAGTCCTGCGCGAACGTCCTGGCGGTAACCAAAGGGGCCGTGTACATGTGCATGTCCTCCTCGGAGCTGCACACGCTCTACCGGGCGTTCACCGATGCCGGCGGCCACTGGTCAACGTTTGTGATCTGGGCCAAGCACCACTTCACACTGGGCCGGTCAGATTACCAGAGGCAGTACGAGCCCATTCTGTACGGATGGCGCAACGGGACAGATCACTTCTGGTGCGGCGCGCGGGATCAGGGAGATATCTGGTTCATCAAGCGGCCCATGGCGAATCTGGAGCACCCGACCATGAAGCCGGTTGAGCTGGTTGAGCGCGCACTGCGGAACAGCAGCAAGAGCCGGGATACCATCCTGGACCCATTTGGCGGTTCGGGAACCACGTTGATCGCCTGTGAGAAGGCCGGCCGTCAGGCGCGGCTGATCGAACTGGAGCCGCGGTACTGCGACGTGGCAGTGACTCGTTGGCAGGAGTGGTCCGGCCAGACGGCAACACTCGAGGGCGACGGACGAACCTTTGCCGAACTCGCCGACGCGCGCGGCCAGGTCGACTCGTGAATCGCACGTTGCCGCCGGGAGCTCGCGGCCGCGGAAACCGAGCTTCGCGCCGGCAATCCTGATGTCGAGGGGCTGTGCTTGGCATTGATGGACTGGTCTGCGGAGTTGCGGATTCTGGAGTGCGAGCGGCGGACGCCGTCGATTGAATGGATGGCCTGAAGCAAAAAAGCCGCCCCACGTCGGGGGCGGCTCTGGGGCTGGCGTGCCTTACTTTTCGATCTTGTACACGCGCTCGCCCTGCTCATTTTTGAGGGACGCGACCGGCAGGTCCATTTTCTTGGTGAGGGTGCCGGAGATGAAGCCCCGGATGCTGTGGTTCTGCCAGCCAGTGGCCTTGGCGATCTCGGCCATCGTCGCACCGTCCTTGCGGCGCAGGAGGTCTAAGACGATCGCCTTCTTCGAGAATTCTCGCGGCACCGAAGCGTCCTTCGCTTTCGCGGTCTTCTTGCTCGCGGGTTTGGATTCCTTCTTGGAGGTGGGCTTCGCTGCGGATTTGGCGGCCTTCTTGGCGGCTGGTTTGGCTTCCTTGGCGGCTTTCTTGGCCTTGGGCGCGCCGCCCTTCTTGCTGGCGCCCTTCTTCGAGTGGGCCGTCTCCGGCGCAACCGGGGCGCCCTGTTCCGCAACGGCGGCGGTTTCGGTGGTCGTGTTGGCTTCTGCGTTCGTCATCGAGGTGTTTATCCTTTCGGCGGTTGGTCCGCGCATGACGATTCATCACTCCAGTCGCCCGGAACCTCAAGCGGATTCTTCGCGAGCGGCGCAGAAACGTGAGCGTGCCGGACGGGAGGCGAACACATGGCGATCATGAGCCTGCGCGGTTACGCCGCCCACCGAGGCGTGGCCCTTTCCGCAGTCCAGAAGGCGATCAAATCGGGGCGCATCGCCACTCTGCCGGATGGCCGGATCGACCCCGACCGTGCGGATATCGATTGGGAACGGAACACCACGCGGCACGCGCCCGCCGTGACTCCGCGCGGGCAGGAGGAGGATGGCGAGGTCTTCGGCGCGTCGCAGTACACCAAGGCGCGCGCTGTGCGGGAGCACTACCAGGCGCGGCTCTCCAAGATCGAATACGAGGAGCGCGTGGCGAAACTCGTCCCCAAGGACGAGGTCCAGGTGGCCGCGTTCAACAAGTTCCGGCAGTTCCGCGATCACATGCTGAACATCCCGGATCGTGTGGCGGCTATGTTGGCAGCCGAAACTGAAGCGGCCAAGTGTTACGAGATTCTGGCTATCGAAATCCGAAGGGCACTGAATGAATTTGCCGACGCCAACGGCTGAGGAGATCTACAGTGCTGCGGCGACGGCCGGCGCGCGGCCGGACCCGTTGCTGACGATCTCTCAATGGGCAGACAAGTACCGGACCCTCTCGCAGCGGGCATCGGCTGAACCCGGCCCGTGGCGCACCGACCGGACGCCCTACCTGCGCGAGATCATGGACTGCCTCTCGCCAGCATCGCCGATCGAGCGCACCGTCTTCATGAAGGGCGCGCAGATCGGCGGGACGGAGTGTGGGAACAACTGGATCGGGTACGTGATCCATCAGGCGCAAGGCCCGATGATGGCGGTGCAACCCACCGTCGAGATGGCCAAACGCAACTCGAAGCAGCGTATTGATCCGCTGATCGAGGAGTCGGAGGTACTCCGGAAGCTCGTCCGCGATCCTCGCTCCCGCGATTCGAGTAACACGGTTCTATCGAAGGAATTTCCGGGCGGCGTGCTGGTGATGACCGGAGCCAACAGCGCTGTCGGCCTCCGGTCGATGGCGGCGCGGTACTTGTTCCTCGACGAGGTGGACGGATATCCCGGCGATGTGGACGGCGAGGGCGATCCGATCAACCTCGCGCTGGCTCGCACGCGCACGTTCTCGCGGCGCAAGGTGTTCTTGGTCTCAACGCCCAAGATCACTGGCATGAGCCGGATTGAAGCGGCGTATGAAGAGAGCGATAAGCGGCTTTACTTCGTGCCATGCCCGACCTGCCGCGAGTTCCAGGTTCTGAAGTTCCCGCAGCTCCGATGGCCGAAGGGCGGACCGGAAGAGGCGGTTTACGTCTGCGCGCACTGCGGCCAGGAAATTCATAACCACCAGAAGCAGTGGATGCTCCCTCGCGGCGCCTGGCGCGCGACAGCCAAGGGAGATGGCAAGACGGCCGGCTTCCACCTGTCCAGCCTCTACTCCCCGGTCGGTTGGTTCTCGTGGGGAGAAGCCGCCAAGCAGTTCGAGCAGGCGCAGAAGAACCCATCGCTCCTCCAGGTCTTTGTGAACACCGTGCTGGGCGATACGTGGACGCTGCTGGGCGAGGCTCCGGACTGGAAGAAGCTCTATGACCGGCGCGAGCAGTACAAGATCGGCCTGGTACCGCGCGGCGGCATCTTCATCACGGCTGGCGCGGACGTTCAGCGGGACCGTATCGAGGTCGAAGTCGTGGCGTGGGGCAGGGGCAAGGTGTCCTGGTCCATCGATTACCGGGTCTTCGAGGGCGACACCGCGCGCACGCAGGTGTGGGAGAAGCTGACCGGCCTGCTCAACGAGACCTTCACAACGACGAACAACTTGGAGTTGCCGATCATTCAGATGGCTGTGGACTCCGGGTACGCCACGAACGAGGTGTACGAGTGGGCGCGGCGGCAGGGCAACCGGGTGCTGGTGGTCAAGGGCGACTCGCGCGCTCCGGCGATCATCGGCTCTGCTTCGCCGATAGAAGTTGGGCCCCTCGGCGTGAAATTGAAGCGGGGCGTTAAGGTCTGGCCGGTCAACTCCGGCATGGCCAAAGAGGAGTTGTACCGATGGCTCCGACTCGAGCGTCCGACCGACGAGGATTTCGAACAGGGAGTCCCGTTCCCTCCTGGGTACTGCCACTTCCCGCGATATAGCGAAGAGTACTTCAGGCAGATCACCGCTGAACAGTTGGTCGCGAAGCTCGTGAAGGGCTACCGCAAGCTGGAGTGGCAAAAGATGCGCGAGCGCAACGAGGCGCTGGACTGCCGGGTGTACGCGCGTGCGGCGGCGGCGCGCGTTGGCTTGGATCGCTTCCAGGAGAAACACTGGCGCGTGGTCGCCGAACGCATGGGAGTTCCTGTGTCGCCCGCGCTGAGGCCGACACAGCAGTCGCCGGTCCAGCAGCAGCCGCAGGCACCGGCGCAGCCACGACGCGGACGGCGGGTGAGCGGAAGGTTTGGGGGATGAGCGATGGCAGACGTATTTGACAACCAGCAGGTTCAGGACTCTCTGAATCGGATCGCCTCGCCCGAGAGGCGCGTCGTCGCTCCGGACGGGCGCGCGGTGGAGTTCCGCTCTACCGATGAGGAGATCAAGGCGCAGAACTACATGGTCAACGCGAATCGTTCCAAGTCGGGGACGCGCCGCCGCCAGACTCGCCTGATGTCGAGCAAGGGCTTCTAACCGTGTTCAAACTTTCCAGTTTTCTAACCCGCTTCAAGCGGGGCGGGACGGCTGCGCCCGGAGGGGCGCCGCCCGCCCGCCGCGCGAGTTCCGCACCGTACGAGGCGGCGACCACGGGCCGGAGGCTCGGGTCGTGGGCCACAACCCGCGATGCGGTCAACTCTGTCTGGTATCAAAGTGCGGACCAGTTGGTGGCGCGCTCGCGGGATCTCGCGCGCAAGGACGGCTGGGCGGGCAAGGCGATCGATGAGTGGGTGTGCAACGCGATCGGCAACGGGATCAAACCGCAGTCTCTCCATCCCGACCAGGCCACAAAGGAAAAGGTTCAGAAGCTCTGGTCACAGTTCGCCAATGAGTGCGATTCGGCCGGCGTGACCGATTTCTACGGCCTTGAAGCTCTTGCGTTCCGGTCTATGGTCGAGGGCGGCGAATCCTTCGTGCGAAAGCACCTTCGGACGATGGATTGGGGCCTGACTGTCCCGCTCCAACTCCAGCTGATGGAGGCAGAGCAGTTGCCGTTCTATCTCGCGCGTCCGATCCCGGAGACGCCGCAGGGGAACGTCGTGCGCGCGTCCATCGAGTTCGATCCGGACGGTCGGCGCACGGCTTACTACTTCTACAAGGAGCATCCTGGCGAGCGGCTGTTCTTCCCGAACTACCTCGACCTGCTGCGGATTCCCGCCGCCGAGGTCATGCACCTGTTCCGTCCGATGCGCCCCGGTCAACTCCGCGGCATCCCGTGGCTGGCCAACGCTCTGGTGCGGCTGTGGGAGTTGGACCAGTACGACGACGCCGAACTGCTCCGGAAGAAGTTCGCCGCCATGATGATGGCATTCATCATCCGGCAGAACCCGGAGGACCCGTTCTTCGGCAACGAGCAGACGACGGCTGAGGCTACACCTGCCGGAGGCGCCACGCCGGATGCCGAGGCCGGTGTCCAGGTGGCGCAACTGGAAGCCGGGACGATGATGGATCTCGAACCCGGCGAGGACGTGAAGTTCACAGATCCCGCCGATGTGGGCGGCAACTATGAGGCGTTCGAACGCCAGACGTTGCTCCGGATCGGCGCAGGCTTGGGCATGCCGTACGACATGCTGACCGGCGACCTGTCGCAGACGAGCTATAGCTCGATCCGCGCGGGCATACTGTCGTTCCGGAGGCTGTGCGAGCAGATCCAGTACGGCGTGTTTATCTTCCAGTTCTGCCGCCCGGTATGGCAGTCGTTCATCGAGGCTGCGGTGCTCGCGGGCGAGTTGAGTGCGCGAGACTACCAGGCCAACCGCGCCGACTATCTCGCGGTCGAGTGGCACACGCCGAAATGGGCTTGGGTCGATCCGGAGAAGGACGTCAAGGGCGAGATCCTCGCGATCCGGGCGGGCCTCAAGGCGCGCAGCATGTCCATCAACGAGGCGGGCATGGACGAGGAGGATGTGGACCGGCAGATCGCGAAGGACAACGAGCGCGCCGACGAGTTGGAACTGATCCTCGACTCCGATCCGCGCAGGACCGACATGCGCGGGGCAGAGAAGGTGGAGGCGACCAGCCCGGAGGACGTCGGTGACACTGGCGGTGCGCCGCCCAAGCCCCCGGCCAAGAAGCGCACCAGAAAGGAGTCTGGCAAGTGAAGCAAACCTATCTGCCGCACCTCGCGGTGCGCGTCTTCGGTGTCCCTTTGATGGTCCAGATCGACAAGTTGATGGTCATCCTGGACGCCATTGGCCCGCGCATCGGATTGCGCGAGCACGTCGTGGTCGAGGGTCTGCCCGTCATGGTGACGCGGCCCGCTCCGGACGACCAGGACGAGGAAGACGATATGCCGATGGCTGGCCGGAAGCCGTACCCGGTGAGTCCGGACGGCATCGCGGTCATCACTATCTCCGGCACGCTGGTCAAGAAGGCGTCCTGGATGGACGCCGAATCCGGCCTCCAGTCTTACGAAACGATCCGGGGTCAGATCGCGGACGCCCGCGACGATCCCGGCATCCGTGGCGTCCTGCTTGACGTGGACTCGCCTGGCGGTGAGGTGGGCGGGCTGTTCGATCTCGCGGACGAGGTGTTCGCACTCCGCGAGTCGAAGCCGTGTTACGCCATCGCCAACGACGAGGCGTTCTCCGCTGCTTACGCCCTCGCGTCGAGCGCGCAACGCCTGTTCGTCACCAGGACGGGCGGTGTCGGCAGCGTCGGCGTGATCGCGGTCCACATGGATCAGTCCGGGTGGGACGAGAAGATGGGCCGGAAGTACACGGCCATCTATGCGGGCGAGCGGAAGAACGACTTCTCGACGCACCAGCCGTTGTCGGACGGCGCCCGCGAGAACCTCCAGAGCGAAGTGGACCGGCTCTACGAGATGTTCGTGGCGTCGGTGTCGCGCAATCGAAATCTCGCACCCGCGCTCGTTCGCAAGACCGACGCTGGCCTGTACTGGGGTGAGAAAGCCATCAGCGCAGGACTCGCGGACCAGATTGGAAGTTTTGACGATGCGCTCGCCGCAGTAACGCAGGCGTCCCGCGCGTCGAGGCAAGCTCGCGCAACGGCGTCTGCCGAGGCGCAAATCGAAGAACGAGGAGAAGAACCTATGGCTCAGCCCATCGAAACGAAACCGGCAGACGCCCCGGCTCCCGCCGCCGCGCCCGTCGAAACGAAACCCGTTGCGGAGGCCCCGGCTCCGGCCGCCGCGCCGCCCTCTCCGGAACCCGGTGCAGCTCTGGCTGCTGCTCCCGTCGTGGATGCCGCCGCAATCGAGGCCCGGATTCGCGCCGAGCACGAGGAGGTCGCCGCGCTCTGCACGTTGGCTGGCGAACCCGGCTTCCTCGCGGAGGCGATCTCGAAGCGCATGACGCCCCCGCAGGTTCGCGAGGCATTGCTCGCGCGCAAGGCGGCGAAATCGCAGGGCGCGCAGATCCATTCGCAGGTGGATGGCTCTCCGGTCGGCGCGGAGTCACAGTTGAACGCCGCCGCCACCAACCTCGCGGCGCAGAAGCACATCACGTTCGCGCAGGCGTATTCGGAAGTGCTGAAGGCGAACCCGAACCTCTATACGCAGTACCTCGCTGAGAAGTCGGCCACGGTGAAGCCGAGCTAAGACAGGCGAGCCAATCCACGAAAGGAGCACACAACGATGGCTTACGAAGTTGGAAACCATGCGATCTCTGTTCCGGCGAGCGCCGACCTCTCTGCGAAGCAGTTCTTGTTCGGCACGATCGACGCCTCCGGTCAGGTGGCGGTAACTGGCGCGGGCGTTGCCGCGGACGGGGTGATCGGGGACAAGCCCGCTGCGGCCGGCCGTCCGACCTCGCTCTATGCCACGCCTGGCATGGTCGTGAAGGTTATGTGCGGCGCGGCGGTTGCGGCCGGCGCGCTGCTCGAAGCGGATGCTGCTGGCAAGGCGGTGACGCAGGCGGCGGGGAAGATCCTTGCCAAGGCTCTGGCGGCTGGGTCCGGGGACGGGGCTATCATCCCCGCTCTGCTGATCCTTCAGCGGTAGTCAGAAAAGCGGCGGCAGAAGAAGCTCCGGCCCTCGGGCGCGGGGCTTCTTTTGTGCCCAGAAAACGAGAGGAGATCAAACGTTATGTACACGCCGACTCCCGGTGATGTTCATGTAAATACGCCGCTGACGCAGATCAGCATCGCGTACCTTCAGAACCAGGACCAGTTCGTCGCCGCCCAGATGTGCCCCGTGATCCCGGTCACCAAGCAGTCCGACCGGTACTACACGTACAACCGTGGCGACTTCTTCCGCGACCAGATGCAGAAGCGCGCTCCCGGCACTCCTGCCGCCAGCGTCGGCTATCGGGTGGACAACACGCCGACCTACTTCTGCGACGTGTGGGCCGAGTCGAAATCCATTCCTGACCAGTTGCGCGGCAACGCCGATGCGGTCATGAACCTGGATCGCGACACGACGGAGTTCCTGACGCAGCAGGCGTTGATCCGGCGCGAGAAGATCTTCGCCGCCAACCTGTTCGCGGCAGGCAAGTGGGGCACCGACGTGACCGGCAAAGCCGCCGCGCCTGGTGCCGGCGAGTTCCTGCAGTGGAACGACGGCGCTTCGACGCCGATCGAGGACATTCGGGCAGGCAAGCTGGCCATCAAGCAGGCGACGGGATACCCGGCCAACACGCTCGTCATCTCCGAACCCGTGTGGCTGAAGCTCGTGGACCATCCCGATCTGGTGGACCGCGTGAAGTACGGCCAGACCAACGGCGGTCCCGCGCGCATCACGCGCGAGGCGCTGGCTGCGCTCCTGGAGATCGACCGCATCCTCGTGATGGGGTCCATCGAGAACACGGCGGGCGAAGGCCTAGCTGCTGTCCACTCCTTCATCGGCGGCAAGAACGCCCTGTTGTGCCACGTGGCATCCAGCCCCGGCCTGCTTACGCCGTCTGCTGCGTACACCTTCGGGTGGACCGGCTACCTCGGCGCGGGCAACGAGGGGAACCGGATTAAGCGGTACCGCTGGGAGATCATCGCGGGCGACATCGTGGAGATCGAGATGTCCTTCGACATCAAGCTAATCGCCACGGAACTCGGGTACTTCTTCAAGGACGCTACCGCGTAAGCGGGAGGAGGTGCTTGATGGCTTACCGATCTCTGCCCAAGTTCAACCCGGAGGCTCGGTTTATCGCGAACCGGGCCTTCCTCTACAACGGCCACACGCTCCAACCCGGAGATGCGGTCGAAGGCATTCCGGAACGCCGCCTGCGGCAGTTGTTCGAGAGGCGCCACGTTGCGGTCGCGCCCGCCGTAGCGCAGCACAAGGAGGCGGCCGGCGCCGCCAGGAAAGGGAAAAGGTAAATGTCGAAACAGGTTCAGACGATCCAGCAGATCACGCAGTACGGGAACCTCAAGGTCGGGTTCATCCCGCTCGATATCGTGAACGCGGCCATCATCGCCGCCAACGTCATTCAGAACACCACGGAGGGCGGGCGTCCGGATGGCAACACCGCCCCGACCTTGCAGCGCATCAATTCGGCCACGGACAAGGCGCTCCGGCTCACTTGGGCGGCGGCGTCCGTTGCGGAGTTGCAGTTCCCTCCGGTGGCGATGCCTCCGGATCTGGACCCCACCGCACCCGTCGAGGTGCATCTGGTCTGCGGCAAGGACGCGAACGCGAACACGGTCACCATCGACGTGCAGGCGTTCTTCGGCGTGGGCGACACGGAGTGTGGCGCCGCGACTCCGACCATCGCGCAGGCCCGGGCGGAGTACAAGGCAGCGATCGCCGCTGCCGACGTTGTGGCGCATCCCGAGGTGCTCAACATCTCGCTGGTGCCGTCCGCGCACGCCGGTGACGCTCTCTATCTCGATGCCGCGTGGATCGAGTACACGAGGAAGGCGTAACTCCGATGGAGGCAGATCCGTTTGCCGCGCTCAACAAGGCGTGTCTCAAATCCTTCGGTACGGCGGTCTCCTATCAGCAGGACACCGCCGCGCCGTTTTCCGTCAAGGGGATCGTGATGAAGGACTCCGACGAGGAGCGCCATCGCGAGGGGCTGTACGCACGCCTCTTTGTCTCCCTGGCCGACTTCGCGACCGCTCCGGACCACGGGGACGTGGCGATCATCGATGGGGTGACGTACACCGTCTTCGAAGTGCTGGCCGACGCGATGGGCGGCGCGACTCTCTCCCTGCGCGCGGCGGCGTGAGGCTCCTATGGCATCCGTTCGTATCTACCAGAAGAAAGAAGCTCGCCTCGACCGGCTGAGCGTCAGGCAGGCGCAGATGTTCAAGATCGGCAACGTCGGCCTGGCGGCGGTAAAGAACCGCCTGGCGGCGGCGCAAGGGCCGACCGATGGACAGGCCAAGCCGCTCTCGAAGTATTACGCCATCCGCAAGACCAAGATGGGCAAGGGCAACCGGCGCAACCTAATGTTGACCGGCGATATGCTCCGGAACTTCCAGGTCCGGACGGTGAGCGAGAACAAGGCCAAGGCCAGCAACTCGACACGCAAGGACCGCATCAAGGCTTGGATTACCCAAAAGATCGAGCCTTGGGTGGTGTTCTCCCCCAAGAATCGCGAGGTGGTCCACCAGACCGCACAGAAGTTGCTCGCCGAAATCGCGCCACGCCTCGTTATCGAGCGCAGCCTCGGCGGTAGACAACAATGATCGACACCTCTGTTTTGGTAGACAATCTGGTCGCCACGTTGCGGGACATTCCCGAGCTGGTCGAGGAGATGGGCGGCGATCCGGAGCGGATCTATGCTTACCACGACCAGTACCCGAAGAAAGTCAGCCTCACGCACGCGATCCACCAGATGCCCGCGCCGTCCCTCATGGCGGTGTGGCAGGGCACGGCGCCTGGCTCCTTCGGCGGCTTTGACGTTTGGAAGCATTCGGTCACGTTGTACGTCCGGGCGCGCGAGACGTTCGACGGCGACCCGCCGACTCCCTACTACCGGATCTTCCGCTTGATCACCAAGGGCGTCCCGACGCAGAGCGGGCAGGCGATGTTGAACACCGAGGTTCACCCCTCCTGCCACCCGATGGATCTGCCGTTGATCCAACGCCAGACGGATGCGGAGGGACTCGATTACTTCGAAGTACCGATGACGTTCACCGAGATTGGAGACGAGTGATGCCTGACAAAGTTTGGATGATGCCGCCTTTCGGAGTGGGCGAACCGAAGGAGGTCGATGCAACGGCCGACGTGCTCACGCCGCTCATGGTTGGCGGATGGAGCCAGTGCGACCCGCCAACCGCGAACGAGGAGGTAACGACCGATGTCCACGACTAGGCTCCAGGAAGTACTGGTCTGCTTCGGGAAAAAGAAGCAGGCCGATATCGCAACGGCGCAGGCTGCTGCCGACATGTGGCGGTTCAGCAAGTTGAACGCCGCGCTCGCGAACCCGAAACTGGCGACCGAAAACGACGCGGATGAGTATGGCAAGGGCCACGAGTTCCCGACCGCCACGTACAAGACTGCGTGGGACGTGGGCGCCACGCTGGAGAA